GACATCCAGTTTTTGGAGACCCTGTGCCACAACGCGGGGCTGGCCCTGAAGATCACCGGCAACACCATAGTCCTGTTCGATCAGGCGGACTATGAGGCCCGGGCGGCGGTGTATACCATCCGGCGCGGCGGAGGGGCCTATACCAAATACAAGCTGGGCACGGGCACGGCGGATGTGCAGTACGCCTCCTGCCGGGTCAGCTATACCGGCCCGGACGGCAGATGCGTCAGCGCCGTGGCCTGGGCGGAGGACTACGACGCCAAGGCCCGGAACAACCAGCAGCTGGAGATCACCGCGAAGACGGACAGCCCGGACCAGGCCCGGACGCTGGCGGAAAAGATCCTGCGCAGACACAACCGGTACGCCAAGACCGCCTCGTTCACCCTGCCTGGCGGGTATTCCCTTGTGGCGGGGGTGACGGTGCGGCTGGAGTGCTGGGGGGGCTGGGACGGCAAGTACATTGTCACCCAGGCCAAGCACACGGTAGACGGCTCCGGATATACGGTGGATGTCAATCTCAGAAAGGTATTGGAGGGATACTGATGGAACGGGAAATGGAGACCTCGCTGGAGAACCTGGTGCGCGTTGGAACCGTCACCTGGACAGACCCGGTCAAGCGGGTAGCCCGGGTGAAGTTCGAGGATACGGACCTTACGTCCGGACCGCTCCACGTCCTGGCCAGCCCGCCCGGTATACCCGATCATGAGGCCTCGCCCCAGCGGACCGAGCCGGAGGCGGGCGGAAGCGGAGAGGCCGCCTTTGCCAGCCACAGCCACGCGCTGAGCGTCATGCCCTGGATGCCCCGGGAGGGGGCGGTGGTGCTGTGCCTGTATCTCCCCGGCTTCAACGCGGACGGGTATATCTTGGGGGAGACCGGGGCGCAGGGAAGGGGCGGGGGGTGATGGGAGATGGTAACCGGCTGTTTGGGCGACATCGTATTTCAGGTGTCGGAGCACACGGTGCTCACCCTGGACAAATTGACCTGGTCCGGCTCCGCCCGCTACGCCGTCCATGACCGGCATCTGACCCACGCGCTCACGGAGTTTACCGGGCTGGACCCGGATAAGATCACCTTTGACATCATGCTCAGCTCGGAGCTGGGCGTGGACCCCGTCATGGCGGTGGTCAAGATCTGGAACATTGAACGAACCGGTCAGGCCGTGCCGCTGACCATCGGCACAAGGGCCTATGGCAAGTACCGCTGGAACATCGTAAGTCACACCATGAAGCCCCAGGCTCACTACGGAAACGGCGATATCCATACGGCGACCGTCTCCGTCAGCCTGCAGGAGTATCTGGAGGGATAGGCTATGAGCTACACCGTTTCCGCAACTGACCTGAAATCCATCCAGTTCAGCGAGAAGAACGAGCTGAACGCGGTCCTCCAGAATATCGCGGTGATCCTCTCCACGCCCAGGGGGTCTGTCCCGCTGTATCGGGACTTCGGGCTGGACTGGTCCTTTCTGGACAAGCCCGCCCCGGTGGCCAAGGTGCTGATGGTGGCCCCGGTACGGGAGGCCATCCAGCGGTGGGAGCCAAGGGCGGCGGTGCTGGACGTATCGTTTTCGGAGGACCCGGCCCGTCCGGGCGTCCTGATTCCAATAGTGGAGGTGGAGATCAGCCTTGAGCAGGAACAGTGAGCATCAATTTATTCAGACGGACCCGGACGGCATTCTCGCGATACTGGCCGGGATGTATGAGACGCTGACCGGGACGGCTGTGCGGCCCGCCAGCCCGGAGATGCAGCTTATCCGGTGGGCCGGGAGCGTCATCCTCCAGGAGCGGGCGCTGGCCAACTACGCCGCCAACCAGAATGTCCCCAGCCGGGCGGAGGGGGAGAACCTGGACGCCCTGGCGGAGCTGACCTATATTCGAAAACGTCCGGACAGCAAGGCCGCGACGTGCGGGATGCGGTTCTCCATCTCTGAGATCCGGGACTCGGCCGTCCTGATTCCCGCCGGCACCCGGGTCACGGATTCCGCCGGCGTGCTCACCTGGCAGACCGTTGAGGACGTCTATGTTCCCATCGGAGAGACCAGCGTGGAGACCCAGGTCCGCTGTCAGACCCCAGGCGCCATTGGCAACGGATACGCGGCGGGCCAGATCAGCACCCTGGTGGACGTGTACGAATACTACTCGCGGTGCGGGAACATCACCGCCTCCGAGGGCGGCGCGGACCGGGCCACGGACGAGGAGTATTATGAGCTGATGCGCGCCTCCATGGACGCCTTCAGCTGCGCCGGGGCCAGGGGCGGCTATATCTATTGGGCCAAGCAGGTCAGCACACAGATCGCGGATGTGGCGGTCAACTCCCCCGTTCCCGGTGAGGTCAGGATCTACGTCCTCATGGAGGGCGGGGAGCTGGCCGGGGAGGAGATGAAGGGCAAGGTGCTGGACGCCTGCAGCGCCAGCGAGATACGCCCCCTGACCGACCATGTGCTTGTGGAGGACGCCGAGGTTGTGCCCTATGACATCAGTTTCACCTACTACCTCCAGAACGGACGGACCAGGAGCGCGGCGGAGGTCGCGGCGGCGGTAAACGCCGCTGTGGAGCGGTATCAGACGTGGCAGAGCGGGAAGCTGGGCCGGGACATCAACCCGGATGAGCTGAGGGAATACCTCTACCACACCGGTGTAAAGCGCGTCGCGCTGACCGCCCCTGTCTTTACCCCCCTGCGGGACGGACTGGACAGAGAAGTGCCCCAGGTGGCCAGGGCAGGGACCGTCACGGTGATAAACGGGGGTTATGAGGATGAGTAGCCACGGCCTGACCCTGGAAAATCTCATGGCCGCCCTGCCCCCCGCCCTGCAAAAGGACCCGAAGGCGGAGGCGCTGGCCCAGGCGATGGCGCGGCTGCTGGTCCCCCACCGGCAGGATGTGGAGCGGCTGCGGATGTATCCGGCCATCGACACGCTGGACGAGCCCCTTTTGGACATTCTGGCCTATGACTTCAAAGTGGACTGGTGGGACGCCGATTGGGACCTGGAGACAAAGCGCCGGACCATGAAGGCCAGCTGGCAGGTCCATAGGACGCTGGGCACCAGGGCGGCGGTGGAAAAGGCCGCCTCGGCCATCTATCCCATGACAAGGGTGCTGGAGTGGTTTGAGTATGGGGGCGAGCCCTACCATTTCCGGCTGGACGTGGATTTGCCGGAGCACGACTGGACGCCGGAGCGGCACAAACGGCTGATGTGGGGGCTGCAATACTATAAAAATCTGCGCTCCCACCTGGACAGCGTCGTCTATCGGATGGAGCCCGTGCGGCTGGAAAACCGGGATATTTTTTGGTTTGCAGCGCTGTGCGTCAGCCTGTGGGCGGAGAACCGGCGGCGGCTGGCGCTGAGGACTCTGACCGCCTCGCTGGGCGTGAGGCAGGAGCAGGGGACCGCGCTGGGGCTGAGCACCGGGGGCGGGGTGAGGCAGGCGCTGCGCCTGGGGTTTCCCCGGCTGCGGGTCCACATGCGGGCGGGTAATTTTGCCGCAGAGATTGTCCGGCTGGACGGGCGGCGGCTTCTGGACGGGAGCTGGCCGCTGTGTCAGGGCATGATTCGGGGCCCGGCGATGGTCCGGGTGCTGACAAGGACCGGAGCACACAACCGGCTGTCCGCCGGGGCGGCAGTCACAGCGGACAGCATGTGGCGGCTGGACGGGCGGCGGCTTCTGGACGGCGGGAAAAAGCTGAATGCTGAAATAAAAAGGAGTGAGCTATAGTGGCGAGCAGTACGACCAGTGTCATTACCAGGGCGCGGAGAATCAACCTGGCGAAAATTACCCGGGGGGCGGTGGAGACCATCCCCAGGATCGCCTATATCGCCTTTGGCGACGGGGGCGTGGATGAGGACGGCCAGCCCATCCAGCCCGACGAGAGCTGGCAGGCCCTGGGCCATGAGGTAGCCCGATATGAGCTGGACAGCGTGACCAACCCGATAGAGACCACGAACCGGTATACCGTGACCATCCAGGAAAATGAGCTCAACGGCGTCAGCGTCAGCGAAATGGCGCTGATCGACGAGGAGGGGGTGTTCGCGGCGGTGAAAACCTTCCTGCCCAAGGGCAAGGACGCGGATGTGAAATTTGTGTTTGAGTTCGACGATGAGTTCTAGGGAGGGCGGAGCGATGGAAGAAAACTATGCGATTCCCGCCGAGCCCCAATACCGTGAGGACATCCGCAAGCTCCAGGACAGCGACCCGGCCAGCGCCAGCCGGGTGTTCAATCCGCTGTTCGCCCGGATCATCGAGAATATTGCCAGCGTGAAGCGGCTGGCCGACACGACAGGCGCGGCGGCCAGCTCGATCGCCGGTCTGGACCTCACCATCCCGGCGGCGGGTTGGGTTCCCAGCCCGGGAGAGCCGGGGGAGCCGGAGGAGCTGTGCGTGGACATACCGGCGGAGATCATCCAGGAGGACATGATCCCCATTCTGGTCGTTCTGCCCGCCTGCCTGGGCACGGCGGGGGACTGCGGCCTGAACAGCGCCGCGCGGACCCTGAATGGGGCGCTGCGGGTATACGCCAAGCGGGCGCCGAAGTCGGATATGGCGGCGGAGCTGCTGCTGGCGCGGCTGTCCGGGAGCTTTGGAGACGGCAAGGTGGCCGGGGATGGGGAGATCAAGGAGATGCTGGACGAGGTGCTTGGAAAGGAGGCGTGAGCCTATGGCATACGGACCGACAAACGCTCCGGGCGTAGACGGCGGTGAGCTGGAGCGAATCAAGGAGCTGGCGGAGAGCTCGGCGTCAACCACCGTAAACGGAAAGCCTCTGGGCGGGAGCCTGACGCTGACCGCCTGGGACGTGGGAGCCCGGCCAAATACCTGGACGCCCACGGCGGCTGAGGTAGGAGCGGTCCCCGCCGGGGAGAAGGGGGCGGCCAACGGCGTGGCAACCCTGGATGCCAGCGGGAAGGTGCCCGCTTCTCAGCTGCCCTCTCTGGCCCCCTTTGTGGCGGGGACCAGCCCTCCGGCGGACAGGACCAAGCTGTGGATCGACACCACGGCCAACACCGGCGGGCTGAAATACTGGAACGGGTCGGCCTGGGTATCGGTGCCTGTGTCCTACACGTAGAAGGAGACGAAGAAATGAGCGTTGTGAAAGCGGAGCGGTTTGCCGCGCTGAAGGCCAAGGTCAAGGCGGAGATGCTGCGGCGGAACCAGAGCGGGTCGGTGGCCTCCTACGGGGGCGCGGCCTACGACTACACCACCGCCCCCGCGGCGGGTCGGACTGTCCGGAGAGAGCACCGGGACAAGCTGATCGAGCCCATGCGGGCGGTGAACAGCGATGTGATACCCGCCGCCCGGGGCGTAATCAGCGAGAGCGAGCTGCAAAATCTGGAGACCCGCGCCGCCGTCTGGGCCGCCCGGTCCATCACCGACAAGTCTGGCAGCGACTGCAAGTCCGGCTGCGCCGGGACATGCTACACCGGATGCGCCACAGGCTGCTCCGGCTGCTCCGGTAGCTGCTCCGGCGGCTGCTCCGGCTGCGGAAGCGGATGCCCGGACGGCTGCTCCAGCTGCCCCAGCGGCTGCTCCGGCTGCTCCGGGTGCGGGTCGGGATGTCCCAGTGGCTGCTCCGGGTGTGGGTCCGGGTGTCCCGGCGGATGTTCAGGGTGCGGTAGCGGGTGCCCCAGCGGGTGCTCCGGGTGCTCCGGTGGATGCCAGTCAAGCTGTTCTGGAGGGTGCGAGGATAACTGCTCGATCAGGTGTATAGGCGGCTGCTCCGGCGGCTGCAAGGGAAACTGCTCCGGAAGCTGTACCAGCCACTGCGCCTCCGGCTGTACCAATACGAACATTTAGGAGGGGCAGAAATGAAATTTGAGCTAGAACCGCTGCTGCTCGCCCGAGCGGGCTCCTGGCGCTATGGTTATGTGGAGGAGGACTCGGACCGGGATTTCATGGTCCTTACCAGCGCGGAGGATAGGTATGAAGCCGACTTGGAGACCGGGAGCGACTATTTTTTTGTGTCGCTGGAGGGCTTGCGGGCGCGGTGGGGACACCCCCTGTTTCTCGGCAATATCACTGGGGCGTTCTCAGGGGACGGACGCCTGTGCGCTTTCTTGGAGGGGAACCGGTACAGCATCACCTATTCCGCGCCGGGCCGCACGGCCCTGAGCGGCCTGGAGTACATCGCTCAGGGGGAGGAGGCTGGGTACAATTCTACCGTCAAGGCGGGACTGCGCACGGCGATGATCCTGGCCCACATGGCGGAAAGGCTGGAGGACCCCTTCCTGTTCAGCGAGGCGGAAAAGGCCATTCTGATCCGGGCCCGAACGGGCGGCGTCCCCCAAAGGGAGCGTGTAGAAATCTACCGCCACACCATCTGCCCGGAAAACCTGGACAAGCTCCGGCGGATGCCGGAGAACACAACGGTAAAAACCGAGCTGTTTGCGCTGCTCGAGGAGATTTGTAAGGAGAAAAGCCATGATTGAGTATATTTTGCCCGAGATTAAGGACGCGGGCGACTACCTTGCCGCCCTGTCCCTGTTCAAGGCGGATGCGCCGCTCAGCCCGGAGGAGGCGGCACAGCTGATGAGCATCTATGAGAAGTATGGCAAGGGCGCTGAGGCCCCGGCGCTGGCCCGGCTGTACATTGCTCTGGATCTGCTCCCGGGCCGCACGCGGGATGATATCGCGGACTTTGCTGCCCTGGAGCTGACCGAGGACGACCTGGAGGCTCTGTTCCTTATGCAGGACCTGATATGCGGCAGAGCGGAGCTGACCGGTGCGGCCGCCAGCGCGGTTGTAGCGGCGG